GTCGTCGCGCCGCTCAGCACGCTCAGGTTCACGTGGGGCCGCGAGATTTTCCAGACCACGCCGCATCTCAAGTACGTCGTCCTCCATGCGCCCAACTCGGCCCAGCGCCTTAACCTGCTGCAAAACCCGCCGTGGCCCGACATCTACATCACCAACCACGACGGGCTGAAGCTTATGCAGGGCGAGCTGATCTCCCGCTCCGACATCGACGTGCTGGTGATCGACGAGCTGGCTGTGTTCAGGAACAGGTCTCAGCGCACGCGTGCCGCCGAGACGGTGGCGCGGATCAAGCCCACGGTGTGGGGGCTGACCGGCGCGCCGACGCCCAACGCGCCGACCGATGTGTTTCATCAAGCCAAGATCGTCTGCCCGCACAACGTGCCCAAGTACTTCACCACGTTCCGCGAAATGACCATGATCAAGATCGACAACTTCAAGTGGTTGCCCAAGCGCGGTGCGATGGACAGCGCGGTGCGTGCGCTCAAGCCCAACGTGCGCTTCACGCTCGACGACGTGACGGAACTCCCTCCGTTCATCAGCCGGGTGCAGGACGTCGGCATGGGTGCCCAGCAGGCCAAGATTTACGCCGAGATCAAGCGCATGTCGTTCGCCATGGTGCAGTCGGGCGAGATCAAGGCGTCCAACGCGGGCGCGGTCATGAGCAAGCTGCTGCAGGTCGCGCTCGGCTGGGTCTACACCAGCAGCGGCGACATCGCCAAGCTCGACGGCGACCTGCGCATCAAGGCATTGGTCGACCTCGTCGAGGCAAGCGCGAACAAGGTGATCGTGTTTGCCCCATTCAAGCACGCGCTCGCCGGCATCAGCAGTGCGCTTACAGCCGCCGGTATCTCTCACGCGGAAATGTCGGGGGATACTCCCGCCCTGCAGCGCGACATTATATTCCGCCAGTTTCAGAACGAGACCGAGCCCAAGGTTCTTGCCGCCCATCCGCAATGCGTGGCGCACGGCATCACGCTGACCGCCGCCGACACCGTGGTGTGGTACGGGCCGATCACCAGCTCTGAAATCTACGAGCAGGCCAACGCAAGAATTAGGCGCGTCGGCCAGAAGCACAAGCAGCTTTTCCTGCACCTGCAGGCGACCGCTGTCGAGCGTCATATCTACAAGCTACTTATCAACAAGATCAGGGTTCAGGACGACCTGCTCAAGATATTGGAAGAGGCGAGCAGCTAAACACAGGAGGTAGTATGCCGGACGAAGAGAGCCCCAACCCGATGACGTTGGGCAAGATGATCGCGGGGTACATCGCGCTGCGCGATAAAAAGAAAGAGATTGCCGAGCAGCAGGCAAAGGTTATCAAGCAGTACAGCGATGCGATGAACGAGATCGCCAACTACCTGCAGGGTCACCTGCAGCGTAATAACCTGCAGAACATCGCGACGCCCGAGGGCACCGCGCATCTGAAGACTTCCCGGCGGGCCACGGTCGCCGACAAATCTGTGTTTCGTGAGTACGTTATATCAAGTCAGAACTTTGACATGGCAGACTTCTCTGCTAGGGTCGAGGCGGTGGAGGATTACGTGAAGGACAACGGGGGCAACCTGCCGCCCGGCGTGAATTTCACGACGTTCCAATCCGTTGGCGTCCAGAAAAACTAGGAGCAAACGATGGCTAACGAGCTGACGATGTTCAAGAACGGCGGGGCAATCGGCCCGTCCAAGGTGCTGGAGAAATCCAAGGTCAACGCCAACGCGCTCGATGCCGGCGTGACCCTCGGCTTCGGCAAGGTGACCTGCAAGGGAGGGAAGTGGGGCATCCGGTACCAAGGCGAGACCCGCATGCTGCGGCGCTTCAACGATCAAGGACAGGACGACGGGCCGAGCCCGTTCCTCGACGTGGTGATCGTCAACGCCGCCGAGCACTCCTCCAAGGTCTGGTACGAGGGCAAGTACACCGAGGGCGACAGCGCGCCGCCCGACTGCTCGGCGGGCAACGGCATCGTGCCCGATGCGTCCTCGCCCAAGAAGCAGTCCGAGACCTGCGCCCTGTGCCAGTGGAACAAGTGGGGCTCCGCCGTGCGTGGCGACGGCACCGTGAGCAAGGGCAAGGCGTGCGCCGATCACAAGCGTCTGGTGGTTGTCCCGGTGCAGGACATCGAGAACACGGTCTACGGCGGCCCCATGCTGCTCGATGTTCCGCCAACCTCGCTCAAGAAGCTGGGTCCCTACCGGCGCATGCTGGCCGAGGCGGGCTTCCCGTTCTATGGCGTGTGGACACGCATCTCGTTCGCCGAGCAGTCGGCTTTCCCGCTGTTCGAGTTCGATGCTCAGCGCCAGCTGACCGACGAGGAGGCGACCAAGGTGCTGAAGATGCAGGACGATCCGCTGGTCGAGCGCATCCTCAACAGCGAGGTCGAGGCAGGGGACATCGACCGCCCGACCGTTCCGACCACGACGGCGGCAACGCCAGCGGCAATGCCCAAGCCTGTCCCGGCACCTGTCCCTACACCTGCTGCTTCACCTCCACTTGCATTGGTCCCTCCCGCGCCGGCCAAAACTCAGGAGCAGATCGAGTACGAGGAGTTTCAGGCGTTCAAGGCGGCGCGGGCAGCCAAGGCGGCGGCAACCAACGGCCACGGCCCGAGCGAGGGGGCCTCTACCACCGAAGAGAAGGCGCGCAGGCCCCGGAAACCCCGTACTCCTCCAGTCAGTCCGCAACCTACCGACAGTGCGGTAGTTAGCGCAAAGCCATCGGAGCCGACTATCCCCCCGGCTCCGACCCCCGCAGCGAACATTACCGGCGACGGTAATGCCGCTGCGGATGCGGAAGCTGGGGCCAAGATCGGTGCTCTGATCGACAGCCTCCTCTAGTCGCTGCGTGAGGGGCCGGGTAGCTACCGGCCCCTCGGGCGACCGCATGGTCGGGGGATACAATGGAGAACGCAAGGAAGTTTCTGTCCCGTGCAGTGCCATGGCCGGGACCAAACGATGACTGGTGGATCAATATCCACGTCCCGTGGAAAGCACCCACGGGCAGGAACGTAATACCCGGACGGGCGTTCAAGGACCTCGACCAAGCCATCAACCACATCGAGTGGAAGCTGGCTCAGCAGCCGGGCGACATCTACGTCTGCATGTCGGGGCAGAAGCAGGCCAAGCCCAAGCAGGTTGCCAACGGCCGAACGATCTACCAAGCCATACGGGGCAACGCCTTTTCGTTGTGGCTGCGCAGCCTGTGGCTCGATGTCGACGTGAAACCCGGCGCGTTCGCCACCACCGCCGACGCGCTGCAAGCCTTCGGTGAATTTCTGCGGGCCTCGGGCCTCCCCCTGCCGACCTACATCGTGATGAGCGGATCGGGCGGCTTCCATGTCTACTGGGTGCTGGAGGACGCCATCCCGCCGGTCGAGTGGGGGCGGCTTGCTCACGGTCTCGTGAACGCCGTCAAGGCGCACGGGTTCAGCGCCGACACCGCCGTGTCGGTCAACAATGCCTGCATCCTGCGGGTGCCCGACACTCTCAACTTCAAGAGCAACCCGCCTAATCCGGTGACGCTGGCTCACGCCGACTTCAACAATATCTATTCTGCCGCCGCTATGGAGCGCTCGCTCGGCCAATATGTGGGCCATAGTACTGTGAATGCGGCACCGCAGGTCAAGGCCCACAAGCTCGGCACGCCGTCGCCGCTGCTCAGCGCGAGCAAGGTCGACGCCGGCCGGCTCGACGCCGGGATCGAGACCCCACCTCTGCCCACCATCGAGGAGGTAGCCAAGCAGTGTCCCTTCATCGACGACGCTCTCGATACCGGCGGCCAAGACCATGCGGAGCCCGTGTGGCGCGAAGCGCTCAAGGTGGCCTACTACTGTGCCAATCCGCGCGACGCCGCCCACCAGCTGTCCAACGGGCACGGCGAGTACGACGAGGCTGGCACCGAGGCGAAGTTCGACCGCGTCGAGCAGGACCAGAAGACAGGTTCGTATGGCTGGCCTCAGTGCGACACGATCTGGAAAGCCGGTGCGACCCAGTGCCCAAGCTGCCCACACCACGCCAAGGGCAAATCACCCCTGAACTTCGTAGGTTTGGTGGCACCGGCACCGAACAATTCACAAGCTCCTCCACAGGGGCCTCCCCCGTCTCCACCGGGTGGACTTACAGGCAACGGTAACCCCTTCGGCTACCTGCCCGCGCCCTACCGGCACGATACCCACGGCTACGTCATGAAGGACGAGCTGTCCGATCCCGCCGACATCAACAGCCCGATGAGGGCGGTGCGTGTCTGCTCGGCCCCGGTGTGGGACCTGTGGGCACAGCGGATCAGCGACACGGGCGGGGTCTATGCCTTGAATTTCAGAACGCCGGTCGACGCCAAGCACGTATCCGACGTGCAGCTGAGCTACGATGACCTGAGCGAGCCGCGCAAGCTCAACTCCAAGCTCGCCACGTTTGGGGTGGTGCTGCAGGACGCACGAGCTTTGAGGGCACTCATGACTTCCTTCGTCGAAGAGCTGCAGGCCAAGAGGCACGAGGCGCTCAAGTCCGAAGCCTACGGCTGGTCGGTCGAGAAGGGCGAGGAGACCGCCTTCGTCTACGGCAAGGTGCGCTGGAACTGCGTCGGCAACACCCAAGTCGTGCCGCCCGATAAAACTCTCGGACAGGACTATCACCCGCATGGCTTATTGGAGGTGTGGAAGCACTGCGCCCATCTGATCACCAGCCAGAAGCGTCCCGCGCTCGACGCCATCCTCGCCGCCGGGTTCGGTGGACCCTTGGTCAACTTCACCGGCCACAACGGCTTCGTGATGAGCGCCTACTCGCCCGAGACCGGCATCGGCAAGTCGACCGCCATGCAGGTGACCCAAGCCATGTGGGGGCACCCGGTGTCGGGCATGGCCTCGCTGATCGACACCGGCAACTACGCCAACAGCAGGCTGGGCATGCTGCGGCACCTGCCGTTCCTGTTCGACGAGATCAAGATGGACGAGCAGCAGTCCAAGCTGGTCGAGATGGTCTTCGGCATGGGGCAGGGCAAGACCAAGGGACGGCTGACCCGGTCGGCCACGGCCCAGCAGGTTCAAACCTTTGCCACGCTGATGGTGGCGGCCTCCAATAATTCTCTGGTCGAGTACGTCATGGACCATACAAGGCTGACCACGGCGGGGCTGTATCGCATCTTCGAGTTCAGGGTCGAGCCCAACCGTACCGGGATAGGCATGGTCAACGGGGCCGATGCCCAGACCATGGTCGGCGGCCTGCGCGAGAACTTCGGCAACGCCGGGATGGTCTACGCCCAGCACCTCGGGCAGAACGCCAAGCAGATCAAGGAGCAGGTCCAGAAAGCCTACGCCGACATCAACAACATGCTGGGGGCTACGCCCGACGAGCGGTTCTGGGTTGCCACCATCACGGTGCTCTTGGTCGGAGCCAAGCACGGCAACATGCTGGGACTGACCACCATCGACATCCCGGCGCTGGCGAGCTTCCTGACCGATGAGTTCAGGCGCATGCGCAAG